ATCCAAGTGGTGGTTTTAGTATTGTTAAAGCAGTAGGTGATGGAGGTTCTGGAGATAAAACTGTATCTCATGGTTTATCAGCAGCACCAACAGTTATTCTAGCTAAAAATTTAGATACTAGTTATAACTGGGATACTTTCTGGGCTCAAGGTTTAACAAGTGGTTATAGTTTACGATTAAATACAACTGATAATCAATTATCTGGTCGTTGGGGAACTGTTAATTCTTCTATATTTACTTGTAAAGACAATTATACTTGGGTTGGTACAAATAATTATATTTATTATTGTTTTACAAATATAGAAGGCTATATTAAATCAGGAACATATGTTGGAAATGGAAATGATGATGGTTCATTTGTTTATACAGGATTTAGACCTGCATTCATGCTGCTTCGTGAAGTTGGAACTGATTCGTGGGGAATTTATGATGATAAAAGAATAGGTCAAAATAATGATGCTGGTGCTGGTAATGCAGTTTTATATACAGAAAGTACTAGTGCTGAAGAAAATCAAGCATCAAGAGCAATAGATATATTAAGTAATGGATTTAAATTACGTACATCAAATGTAACTTTTAATCAATCAGGGCAAACTCTTGTATATTTAGCCATGGCAAAAAATCCATTTAAATATGCAACAGCAAGATAATTTTGAATAACAACTAAGGTATGGTACAATGACTGAGAAGACTGCGATGGACATGGCTCTTAAAGCTTTAAAAAAAATAGAACAACATGAAAGAGAATGTGGTCTTCGTTGGGCAGAGGCAACAACAGAATTACGTAGTATAAGAAATGATGCTAATCGTAATACACAAAGATGGGAAAGACTAGCTTGGCTAGTTTGTGGTACACTTGTAACAGCAATTATTGCTGTATGGATTAAAGGAAACTTCTAATGTCATCAACATATACAACAAGATTAAGACTAGAAAAACAAGGGGATGGAGAGAATCCTAATACATGGGGTCAAAAACTTAATCAAAGTGTAATTGATTTAGTAGACTCTAGTATAGCAGGATATACTAATGTTGCAGTAAGTAGTGTAGACCTTACATTAACAGTAGCTGATGGAGGAGTTGATCAAGCTAGAACTAAAACATTAGAAGTAACAGGAACTTTAACTTCTAATGTAGCTGTAATTATTCCTCAAGTTCAAAAAGATTATATTATTTATAATAACACTAGTGGTGCATATACTGTAACAATTAAAACAGTTGCTGCTGCTGGAGTAGCTATAGCACAAGGTGGCATTGGAACTGTAATTTGTAATGGTACTAATGTTTATGCAGCTAATGGTACAGGCATAGGAGCAGGTAATCTTTTTGCAGTAAGCGCATCTTCAATAGGTATTGATTTAATTACACAAGCAACAACAGCAACAACAAGAGCTCAAATAGGAATGGATGTTGCATATGTTAGTACAGGTGCTATCATAGACAATGCAGTTATATCAACTAAGATAACAACTACAGGGAGTACAGCAATAGGTAATGCAATAGGTCAAAGATTGGTTTCTACAGCAGGACCAACAAGTGCAACTGATCCGGGTTCTTTAGGTACTTTGTATACAGGAGATCTTTGGTATAAAACTACTGCCTTCTCATAATGGCATCATCTTTCTATATAATAGAAGGTGGAGTTTGGAAGAAAGTTTCTGAAGCTAGTATCTATACTGGAAGTGCATGGAACTCTGTATCAAATATTTACTATTGGAATGGTAGTGCATGGGTAAAAGGATTTACTAAAGGATTTGAATTTAGTAAAACTTTTTCAGGAACTACTACTAACTTTAGTACAGCTACGGAAGCAACTTCTCAAGGATGGAATGGAACTGATAGTGTAATAGCTAATTTAACTTTATCAAGTTCAGCTATTATTAGAAGTACTTCTATAAGTAATTATGCATTTGAAACTACTGGTTTACCAGCTAACTCTCAAGTTAATCTTACATTAGATAGTGGAACTTATATTGTAGGTAAAGGTGGAGCCGGTGGTATTGGTTCTTTCTCTGTTATTATTTATTATCCTAATACTGGATATAGTTCAGGACAACCGGGTGGACCAGCTATAAATATTATTAGTGGTGTTACTATGAATCTTACCAACAATGGAACCATCGGAGGCGGAGGTGGAGGAGGCGGTGGAGGTAATGGTGGTGAAGCCTTTGCTCTTGCTGGAAGTTTCCAAGGAGGTTCTGCTGGTGGTGGAGCAGGTTTTGGAGATGGAGGCCCTGTGAATCCCGGACAAGCTAATGCATATGTATCTGGACCTGCAGGTAATGCAGGAACTTTAACTGCTGGAGGAGCAGGAGTTGGTACTATTAATACTCATAGTTCTTATGGTGGAACTGGTGGTAATGGTGGTACTTTAGGAAGTGCTGGTGTTGATGCAATTAATGGTGGTAGTGCACCATATGGAATGTATAACTCTGCAGCTCCCGGAGGAGCAGCTGGTGTAGCTATAAATGGATGGTCAAGAACTAATGCATTAACTGCAGGTACAATTTTAGGAGCAAAGAATAACTAATGGCATATGATTCAGTCACAGCTAGGTTAGATTTTAAACCGGGGTTCCATAGAGAGTCCACACGTTATGCCGAAGAAGGTTCATGGTATGATGGTAATCGTGTAAGATTTAGAGAAGGTAGACCAGAGAATCTACGTGGTTATAATAAAAGAGTTGCTGCAGCTTTTGATGGCATAGCTAGAGACTTACTTACATGGTCTGATAATGATACAACAAAACATATTATGTTTGGTACAGAACAAAAAGTATATTCTTATGATGGAGATAATAATATTGATGTTACTCCTCTTGTAAGTACAGTACAACTAACAAGTGTGATGGACTATGTAGCTGGTGCAGTAACTATAGCAGTTTCTTCTAATAATCATAATTTAAATACTGGTGATTGGATTACTTTTATTAGTGCAACAGTCACAGCAGGAATAACTTTGAAAGATCAAGTATGTCTTGTTTCTGTTGTAGATGTTAATAATTATGAATTTGTTAATAGTACTCAAGCAACTGCAACTTTAAATGCAGCTGGAGATGCAGAAATAGGATACCTTTTACCTACTGGTAATGTTAATGCTATACAAGGACTAGGTTATGGAGCTGGTGTATATAATGCAGGAGCTTCTACTCCAGGAATGAGAGCATGGAATCAAGCTGCTACTACTTCTAATATAACTTTCCCAGCAACTAACTGGTCGTTTGATACATGGGGTGAAGATGTAGTAATGGCACGTAGAGGTGGACGTATTTTTTATTATGATACTGATGTATCTGTTACACCTCAAAGAGCTTATCTTGTTACTGCTTCTCCAAGTGTTAATAATGTAATACTAGTTTCTCCTAATGACAGACATCTTATATCTTTTGGTTCAACAGAATATGCAACAGGAACTTACAATCCTTTACTTGTTCGTTGGAGTGATCAAGAAAACTTTAACAACTGGACTCCATCTATAACTACAACTGCTGGTGAAACAATACTTACAGACGGCTCACAAATTATTGGAGCTGTTCGTTCTAGAAATCTTATTGGTGTGTTCACAGACAATGCTCTCTATGGTATGCAATTTACTGGTCCACCTTTTATATTTAACTTTAGACAGTTAGGTACAGCTTGTGGTCTAGTATCACAGCATGGAGCTGTTAATGTTGATGGTCGTATGGTATGGATGGGTGAGAATAACTTCTTTATCTTTGATGGTCAAATAAGAAATCTTGATTGTACAGTAAGAAGATATATCTATGATGATATTAATACATCACAACAAAGTAAAATATTTGCCGGAATTAATTCTGAGTTTAAAGAAGTAGTATGGTTATATCCTTCTAGTAATTCTGAAGAACCTAATCGTTATGTGATGTGGAACTATGGAGACAATACATGGGTATATGGAGAATCTTTATGGACTACTTTTGATGACAGAGTTGTGTATGATAATACAATAACTACAAGTAATGATTCTTACTTATATAATAATGAACCTGATGATTACTATAGTGCTGATGGTCAACCTATTACTGCATACATAGAGTCTGCTGACTTTGATATAAAGGATGGTCATGACTTAATGTTTGTTGATAGAATGATTCCAGACTTTGAGATAAATGATGGTAATATACAATTTAGTATTAAGACTAAACAATTCCCTGCAGGAGATTTTGTAGAGAAGGGACCATTTAATATTAACTCTGGTACACAACAGATTCACCTTAGAGCAAGAGGTAGACAAGCAAGAGTAAAAGTTTCTAGTCATACTGACAATACTTACTGGAGATATGGTGCAGTAAGATTAGACATTAAACCGGATGGACAACAGTAATGGCTAGATACCCTGACTTACCTACAGCTTATAATATTAAGAGTGAAGAAATGAATGATACTTATAATGATCTAAGATCATGGAGTGGTAATTTAATTAATGAATTAGAAACTAGAGATGAAGAAGTAAATAGTAAACCTTCAACTAACATTTATAGTGTAGTAACAGTCTCTACTATAGGTAGACCCAGAGCTGGTGACATTGCTTATGCAGCATCAGCCGGTAAGTTTAGAGGATACGTAAGTACAACAGCAACACAAGCATGGGTAGACTTTAACTAACCTTTGCAAACACAGGCATTACAGGATATAATGTCTATAACTAATGGAGTAGAAAAGTGGCAAAAAGACCTATGGTAAACCCAACAACAGCAGTACCTGAAGCACCTATGTCAGGCCTCGCTAACCTTATGGCAATGAAGGGCAGAGACAATGATAGTATGCTTGTCCATCTTAGTCCTACTGAAGTAAGTAATCTTAATAAATTATCGGGTAACACCATGACTATTAATCCAGCCACAGGATTACCTGAAGGTCGCTCACGTTTCCTTGAAGCAGCCTTGCCAGCACTACTAAGTATAGGTGTAGGTATAGCTACTGGTGGTGCAACTCTACCAGCACAAATAGCAGCACAGGCTGCAACAGGATATGGTAGTGCACGATTAACAGGTAAAGATCATGATGAAGCTTTAACAAGTGGTCTAGTGAGTGGAGCAACTGCAGGATTATTAGGTGGTACTGGAACAGCAGGATTAGATACAGCTGCTAAAACTGGGCCTATAGGTTTACAACATCTTCAGAATAAAGGTTTAGAAAATCTTGGAAAAGGGTTTGCTCAAAAAAGTATTGGCGAACTAGCAAGTTCTGCATTCGTACCTTCAAATCTTTTAAATGATGTTACAAAGCAAGCTATTCAAGAACAAGGTTTAAAGGCTTTAACAAATCCAGCTTTAGCTGTTCCTCATCTAACACAAGCTGCTATGAAAACTGGAGCTAATGCTGCTGTTGATCAGATGAGAGCTGATGCCAATAGGCCTATTCCAGAACAAGAAGATTTTTCTAATCCTATAGATATATATTCAACACCATTTACACAAACATCCATGGGTCCTTTTAATCAACAACAGATAGCAAGTAACTTTATCTCTGGTGGTTCAGGTCCTTATGGTATGAACTTTCTTAATCAAGCTTATGGTCAAGAGGGTGGACAAGTTGAAGAGATGAATCAAGGTGGTCTCACACAGTTCAATAGTATAATGGGTAATCCAGCACTACAACTACAGAATCCTAATCCTCCTATGCAAATGGCAGGTGGTGGTAGTATGAGTCCAAGAGGATCAAGTCAAGGTGGTAAAGGTTCAGGAGCCTTTAGTGAAATGCTTAACAACCCTGAAGTATTAGCAATGTTACAAGGGTCTGGTGCACCACAAGATACAAAATCTTATGATGTACTAGCTTCTATTGGTGCTAATCCTGTGCAAGCAATGAATCAAGGTGGCATGACAAATGCAGGTACAGCAAACTCTTCTGTAATTCCAGCTATTGTACCTTTAATACAAGCAGCTAATGAACAAGCACAAGCTCGTTTTGCAAGAGGTGGAGCAATTGTAGATGGTTTAAAAGCTATTGCAGGTAACAGAGCTTTTGAAGGAAGAGTAAAAGGACCGGGAGATGGAATGTCTGATGATATTCCTTTCAATATAGAAGGACAACAACCTGCATTACTAGCAAGAGATGAGTATGTAATACCAGCTGATGTTGTATCAATGATAGGTAATGGTTCAAGCGATGCAGGATCAGAGCAGATAGATGCAGCAATAGCAAACATAAGACAAGATAAATATGGAAGAGCGCAACAACCTAGGGAGACAGAAGGACTAGGGGGTCTCCTAGGATAATATATGTATAAAGTAAGTTTAGTTCCTGTTGATAAGATAACTGCAATTTGGAATAAGATAGAACCATTAGTTGATAAAGTAATACCATATACGTATGGAAGAATGATTACTGCAGATGTATTACATAGTCTTATTATTAATCATTATCATCTATGGGTTATATATAAAGAAGAAGATGAGATAGAAGCCATAGCTATAACAGAGTTTATGAAGTATCCTAGAAAGACTGTGTTATTAATTAACTTTATTTCTGGTGATAACTTAGATGATTGGGTAAAAGAATTGGATAGAGTATTAGTTAAGTTTAGTAAAGAGTCTGGTTGTGATTTCCTTGAAGCTTGTGGAAGATCTGGATGGGAAAGAAAAGTTAAAAAAATAGGATGGCAAAAAAGATTTACAATAGTGGAGAAACATCATGATGATTAATCAAGGAATGTGGAATGATAATCCATTTGATTCATGGACAGAAGAAGAAGAACACCTTTCAAAAATGGGTGTTGTATCTTTTGGTAAAGGTGGTGGTCCTCCTCCTACTCCTGCACATACTACTCAACAAACAACATCACAATATCCTGATGAATTAAAACCATTTATACAAGATATCTTTGGCAAGGCTAAGGGTATAGAAGATCAAAGATCAGCTGATGGTTATCAAGCTTATGATGCTCCACGTATTGCAGGATTTAATCAAGATCAACAAAATGCTTTCACAGGTATTCGTGATGCTCAAGGTGCAAGTACTCCATACTTTGAGGCACAAGAAACTTTAATTGATAGGTCTACTGCAGGACCAAGTGCTGCAAGAACTGCACAGTACATGAATCCTTATACTCAGAATGTTATTGATATACAACAACGTGAACTTGGTAGACAGGGTGCACAAGAACGTCAAAGAATAGGAGCTGGTGCTGTAGGTGCTGGTGGGTATGGTGGGTCAAGACAAGCTATACTTGAAGCAGAACAAATGCGTAATCAAGGTATGCGTAGTGATGACATACAAGCCAAGGGAATGAACCAAGCTTTTGCTCAAGCTCAACAAGCCATGAGTCAAGCAGATGCTCGTGGATTACAAGGTGCTGGTATGTATGGACAAATGGCAACACAAGTTCCGGGACAAAGAATGAAAGAACTTGGAGCTCTTGCTGGTGTAGGTGCTGCTGATCAGACACAACAACAACGTGCTCTTGATCTAGGGTATCGTCAATTCCAAGATGAATATAATTATCCAATGAAAACTCTTAATGATTACTCTGCTATTCTTAGAGGGTTTCCATTACCTCCAAGCACTTCTACTAATCAAACAGCTTATAGTGCTGTGGCTCCATTGTCCAGTCAACTACTGGGTGCTGGTGCAGGTCTTACTGGCATGGCTGGTATGGCTGGTCTCTTTGGTGCAAGTGGTGGACAAGTTAAGAAGCTACAACAAGGTGGTCTTGCAAGTATGTATGCTCCTAGTAATAGAGTAGAGTTTGGTAAGACTAATTATGCTGATGGTGATATTTCTCCTTATAGGAATTGGAGAGACAAGATACAACAAAGAGATAATATAAATAGTACTATTGATATGTTAAGAAAACAAAAATATAGTGATCTAGGTGGAGAAGCTTTATCTATCTTTGGATTTGGAGATACTTCATATAATGATCGTCAAGAGGAAGATGAATTAATAGATAGTCAAATAAAATATCTTAAAAATGAACGAAAGTATAATGAGTCTGATGAATTACAAAAAACATTTCCTGATGGACCAGAAAGTTATATGCGTTCATTAGAAGGTGTAAAAGAAGAAGAAATACCTACTGAGGAAATAAAAGAAGAAGTAGTAGTAACAGAAAAAGAAGATACTCTAGATGATAGAAGAAAACGTATGGCAATCTGGGGACCTTTATTAAAAAATGCTAGAGGTATTGCTGAGTCTGAAACACTAGGAGGTGCATTACTAGGAGGACTAGAGACAGCCGGTGAAGCTATGCAAGGTAGTATAGCTGCTGATGAAGCTGTTATAGGAAGAGCTGCTGCATTAAGAACTGCTCAAGTTCAAGAGGCAATGGACCTTGCTGGTATTAGTAAAAAACTTTCTAAAGACGAGCTTAGAATTGCATTCTTAGATGCTGCAGCTAGTGCATATGATCCTCAAATGAAAGAAAAGTTTTTTAATGCTGTAGCGGCAATAGATGAATCTGATATGGGACCAGCACTTGAAGCAGATATAGGCTCTCTTTTAAATCCTTATATAGGCTTAGGTTCAGAGGCTATCCCTATAGCTCCTGCTCCTGCACAAAAAGAAGGAGGCCCTGTTAAGTTAGCAAAAGGTGGTACTCCAGAAAGAAGCTTTGATTTTATTCCAAAGGATGGTAAACTAATAGCAGTACCTAAATAGGAGTTGCCATGAGTAAAACAGTTGTCCTTCCCGATCAAAGAGAAATAGAATTTCCTGATAATGCTACAACAGCAGAGATGAATAGAGCTATTGGTAGACTCATGTCTGCTTCTAAAAGAGTAGTTGCAGAAGAAGTTGTAGAAAAACCTGTAGCCACAGGTAAGTTTTTTCAAAGTGTTGGAAGAGGTATTGATCAAGTACAAGGATTGTTTGGTTCTGGTTTAGATGTAATAGGTGAAGCTACTGGAATAGACTCGCTAGAGAAATACGGAGAAAAAGTATATGAACGTAATGCAGCACAACTAGCTGAAAGAGAAGCTCGTAGTCCTCGTCTTGCATTAAAAGATGTAGACAATATAGTAGTAGGTCAACAATCATGGGTAGATTTTATCCAACAAAGTCTTGGTGAAGTAGCTCCTTCTTTAGGTGTCTCTTTGGCAGGTGCTGGTGCCGGTGCAAAAGCTGGTGCTGCTGTAGGCAATGTTCTTACAGGTCCTTTCGTTCCTCTTAAATTAGTAGGTGTTCCTGTTGGTGCATTAGTTGGAGGTGCTATAGGTGCCTTCTTACCTTCTGCTCTTCTGGGTGCTGGTGAAGTTCAACAAACAATAAAAGAATTAGATCCTGAAGCAGAAAGCCCATGGGCAGCTTTGGGTGGTGGTGCTGTTATTGGTGCTCTTGATGTAGCTTCATTAGCTGTACCTGTATTAGCAACCATGGCTAAAGGAGTTCCAAAGAGTACTATTGTAAAAGGTTTAATGGCTAATGGTGTCTCAGAATCTATAGCAAGAGGAGCTGTGGGTACAGCAGCTAAAGCTGTTGGTCAAGCTGCTATAAAAAGATTTCCAAAAGGAAGACTTGGTAAAGCAATAGCTGTTGGTGTTCCATCTGCAGCATCAGAAGGATTGACTGAAAGACTACAAGAACTTACTAGCATAGAAATAGCTGAAGCAGTTACAGATAAAGAAGTAATGAACAGAGCTGAAAGATTATTAGAAGCTACTGTGGTAGGTACTATTGCTGGCTCTACTCTTGGTGGTGCTGCAGGTGCTGTAACAGGTAAAAAGTATGACATACAAAATCCTCCTCCACCTTTAGTTACAAGAGGAGCTTATGATGAAATAATTTTAAGTACAAGTGCGTTTGATCCGAATGCTACTGAAGGTATTTATGATCCACTTAATCCAGAAAAAGCTATACCTTCTAACATAATAGAGGCCGAAGAAAATCAAAGAGTTCCTAATGATCCTGAAATAGAAAAAGTTTTAAAAGAAGTTTTTAATCCTACAGAAGAAAAAGAAGTGGTAGCTCCACTACAAGAACCAGTAGTAGAAACTGTAGAAGAAGATCCACTAGAAACAATAACAACTGCTGAGATGACTAGAATATCTGAAGGAGATCAAAAAGCAATAATAAGTGTTGTAGAGAAAAAACCTGTAGAAGTTATGAAGGCTGTAGTAACAGGTGATTTTAATTATGATATTGAAAATAATAAACCACAAACTTTTAAATCTTTTGCTGATAGAATAGGTTACGGAAATCCTAAAGATAGGGAGACAGCTACAAATATTTTTGAATCCTTAGTAAAAAAAGGAAGCCTTGAAAAAGTAGGAAAGAATAGATGGAAGTATACAGATAAAAGTTTAAATAATAAAGATATTAAAGCTGTTGTAACACAAGACTTAAAGGCAGTTTCTGTAGGGATACCTAATGAAAAAGGAAACAAGACAGAATGGGTAGCAAAGACAGGAGGAAAAGATTTTTCTATTATTAAAGAAGTAAAGAATAAAAAACAAGAAGGCAAACCTGTAAAAAGTAAACTTGTATTTTCTAATATAACAGATAAGGATGTTGCTCCATCAAGAGATTTTTATCCTAAATATGTAGCTAAAAATTCTTATCAAGGATTTGATTATAAAATTGAACCAGCTGTGTATGATGAGTTTAGTCAGGATATGACAGAAGAAGAGGCAGATACTAGAAAAGTTAAAGGTAAGCCAGATCCTAATAATCGGTTTCAATCTCGTGAACCATTTAGAAATATTTTATATGTAAAAGAAAGCAATTCTGATCAAGAATATAGTAGAGTTTCTCCTATTGAATATGAAAATGAGCATAGTAAAAATGAAATACGAGATTGGGTTTTAAAACAACATAGTGATAAAAAAGATATATATGCAGTAAGACCTGAAAATGGTTTCACTAGAGTAGTTCCAGTTAGTCAAGCAAGAGATGTGGGTCCACAAGAAAATATACAAACCTCTCGTTGGACAGTAAGAGGTAAAGGAAATAGAAATAGAATTAAAAATGTACGTAATGATAAACAATTTAGTATTCAACCTAAAACAGATGAGCAACAATTAAGCAGCATCAAAGAAGAGATAATAAACTTTACTGATAGAGAATTTGTTGGTGCAAGAACACAAGATAAATTTAATGAGCTTGGCTTTCCTACTGGGTTATTACTGAGTGAACAATTTAAAGTAGCTACTAACAACGAAGGTATTGTTGATAGAAATGGAAAGCTTTATTCTTCTCCTGTTGAAATGAGAAGAGACTTGACTATCTATGATAAGCAGATAGCAGAATTAAAAGATGATATAGTTCTTAAACTAAGAAAGAAAAATTCTTTTAAAGATGTTGGAGTTCTTAACTTATTAGACCGAGATATAGTAGAGCTACAAGAAAGAATAGTTACAACACAAGAATCTATAGATCAAATTCTTTATTTTTTAAAGGGCAATGACCCTAAAAATTCTATTGGTAGACCACCGAGTAGAGCAGAGGTTAGAAAGTTAATGTCTCCAAAAGAAAAAGCTATAGTAGACAAAGATGAAAAGATGATAGTTGATAATGTAGAGATTGCTTATGTAGAATCTGGTAAAAAAGTAGCCAGTAAACAAGCAGAACTAATAAAAAAATCTTTTACAAATGAAGCTGAAGAGATGACAAAAGCAGCAAGAAGTGAGACAGGCTTAGCAATTATAAATTTGTATAGTCGCTTTGTTAAATCTATGCAAGATCATGCTAATCAATATCCTGCCTTCCGACCTTTTCATGAAGCTGCTAGAAAATATAGTGAGTTGATGAGAGGGATTACTAATAGAGTTACTACAATAGCTTCTCCTTATAATAGTTTAAATCTACAACAAAGAAGAAATGTAGATAAACTATTAATGGCTGCTAAAGTAGCAGGAGTTAAACCAACCCCAGTAAATACAAGAGAAGGAAAAGGTCAAAAAATTGTTATACCAAAGTATTATTCTTTTTCTCCTAGTGACAAGATTACTTATGGAGCTGTAAGAGATGATAAGGGAAAAATACTTACAGGGAAGGAAGAGATTGAAGCTCGAATAGCCGAAGCACCTGAAACATATACCAGAGATTATTTTCAGTATGCTTTAAATCTTTCACTAGGTGGTAAATCTAGAAATGATTTAATGTATAAATTTGAAGTAGGTGATACAATTACTATTTTAGATCCTGTAGAATCAAGAGCAACAGATTCTATGTATCAAGCTTTAGATTTAATATGGTTAACATTTACTAAAGCTACTGTTAATGCTTCTGGAAGAGTAGTTGTAGGTGGAATAAATGATCGTAACTTATATCAAACTTTAGAAAAAGAAGTAGAGGTTAATAGAAAAGAAAATGCTAAGAATAATGGTGCTGATGTTAATAAAGAACCTTTACCAATAAGCATAGGAGGGGTACTAAGTAGAAGAGCTAGTCAATTAAATCCTGTAGTTGATAAGGAATTAAAAAATCATTATGAAGAGATTGCTGCTACAGTACAAAATTTAGAGGCAAGTAAAAGAGAAGGATATTTTCCAAGTGTTCGTGAAGGAGATGGCTTTGTTAGAATTTATTCTGTAGAGGTAGACCCTGTTACCAAGAAAGAAACAGAAGCAGCATCACATAATAGAATAGAAATTACTGTACCTTTCTGGGAGAAAAAACTTTTCAATGGTGACTTTGAGAAGTCTGGAAAAAAGTATATGAATAAATACTTCCCAACTTGGAGAGAAGACTATAAAGATATTTCAGAACAATCAGGAACTAATGTTGAATTAAGAATAGAGTACATTAATAAAAGTGTACTTAAAGATGATATAGGTAGTGCAGCTGATGTTAATCTTGAATCAATAGAAAGATTATTATTAGAACAAGATAGGTTAATTAATAAAACTCTTGATGTAACAACTGGTAAAGATGATGCAGATAGAAAAGTATATGAAGCAAGACTAGTTCAATCGTTTAAAGCTTTTAATAATAATTTAAGAAATAGAAGTTTCCGTTCACATACAAATACAAGCAGAGGTATTCCCGGCTTTGTAACTCCACAAAATATGGATACTTATATTTCAGAATCTTTTGGATTGTACACAGTAAAAGCTGCTCGTCTTGTTGCACGTTTAGAAACTGAAGATGATATAAACGGAGCACTAAGAGAATTAAAAAAACAAGAGGGAGCTACTGGACAAAAACCTACGATAGGAGGTCAGTCACTATATACTGTTGCCAAGAAAAATGCTGAGTTTCTTTTTGCTCCTCAATCTGCTGCTGCTTTTTTTAAAACTGTAGCCTTCAATGGATTTCTTGGTGGTAATATATCTTCTTTGATGGTTAACTTATCTCAAAATCTTATAACAGTTTCGTTTCTTTATGGAGCTTATGGTGCTAAAGGAAGAGGTACAGTAGCAAAAGCTTTTATTGATTCAAGTCGTATGCTTACAGATATTATTTTTATACAGTCTGAATTTATAATTCCTCCTCTACCAGAAAAAGGAGTGCCAAGGAAAGACTGGTCTGCAAGTGAAGAAGCTGGATATCAATTGTATTCAAAATGGAAAAACATTCTTAAAGGTGAGTATGAGTATAGAGCACTAGCACAGATGAGTCAGGATGGTACTTTTGGTAAGATGAATACCGAAGCTATTGCTAATAATTCTGATGTTACTTCTAAATTTATAGAGCAAAGAGCACTAGGAGATTTGTTATCACCAGAAGCAACTGCAACAGTTACAAGAAGACTAGGTGGGCTCTCTAGATTTTTAACCAGTATGTATGCTGGTGGAGAAATGGTTAATAGAATGACTGCTGCTTTAGCAACTATAAGATTAGTTAAACAACATGGTTCTGGAGAACTTAGAACTTTTGTAAGTGGGATACCCGGACAAGATAGATTGAATGGAGTTGAAGAAGGACCTGCAGGTAATCCTACTCAAGAAGAAATGGTAGCAGCAGCTACAACTGTATCCAATGCTACTCAATTTAATTTAGATCCTTATAATAGAGCACCACTTGCTAGATTATTTGGTGGTCTTCCCCTTCAATTTTTAGGGTTTGTTACTATGATGATTGAACTTTATAGTAATGTAATTTTTAGTAGGTACGGAGATCAAGAACTAAGCTTCATGAATAACAGACAGAAACAAAGAATGTTAGTTACTGTTGTTGGTCAGCAATTAGTTCTTGGTGGTTTGTTTGCACTACCTTTTGCTGATGACTTAGATGATATTGTTGGTCTACTAGCGAAAAAAACAGGCCTACCAGAACTAAGTATATATGAAACTATATATGAATCTTTAATAGATGACATGGGTATGAGTAACAGACAAGCAACTGCTTTATTAAGAGGACCTCTGGAAGGATATACTCCTATTAGTGTAGGAAAAAGAATAGCTCTGTCTCCATTCCAAAATGTATTGAACATGAAAATGGATAATATATTTCAAGTTCCTTTTAAATTAATTGGTGGTCCGTCTGCTTCTTTTATTGAAGGGTATACTCAAAGAATAGCAGAAGCAGCTAGAGAAGGACGTTGGGATAAAGTAGTTGCATATTTACCACCAACTGCGCTTACTACCAACTTAGCTAAGGCCTTTTATAATTCTAATGAAGCTATACTTACAGGATCAGGAAGAGAATTAGATGATGGTCTTGAAGGAATGGATAGGCTATGGGCTGCTGTTGGTTTTACTACTACTACAGTAGCAAGAGAAAGAGAATTTGGTAGAAGAAATGTATACAATCGTGGAAGAATGAGGCCTATAAGAGATAGGTATACAGATCGTATAACTAAACTAACTTTAGAAATGATAAGAACAGATAATGCTAATAAAAAACAAGCCTTAGCTAATAGAATATCTGAAGAATATAATGAAATTATAGAACATGATGCAGGTAAAGAACCAGAAGATAAGATAGATCCATCTTTTAGTATTGGTTCAAGTGTAGGTACAAGAATAAGACAAGCTTTATCACCAGAACCGGGAGCTATTTCTCCTGTACCTAAAGCTCTAAGAGCAAGGACTAATTTCCTTAATAAAGGAACTCCTTAAACTTTTCCTTGTGAGCCTCCCTAATATCTAATACAATACGTACATGAAAGGAAACAACATGTTACGAATCTTTATTGGATATGATTCTCGTGAGCATGTGCCCTATGAAGTGTGTAAGCATTCCATAAGGAGGCACTCTTCTGCTCCCGTAGATATAATTAAATTAGAACACAGAGAGTTACGAAGACAAGGACTCTTTGATAGGCCTTGGAATATACAGGGTGATGGACAGTACAGAGACATCACAGATGGTAAACCATTCTCTACTGAGTTCTCTCACACTAGGTTCTTGGTTCCTGAAATATGTAGACGTAATGGAATGACAGAAGGATGGGCATTGTTTGTTGACTGTGATTTTCTTTTTCGTTCTGACGTTGCTGAGTTATTTGATATGGCTAATAACGATTATGCAGTCATGTGTGTCAAGCATGATTATAATCCTGATGAAGGGATAAAGATGGATGGAATGGTTCAACAAAACTACAATAAAAAATTATGGTCGTCAATGGTGCTCTGGAATCTTGGGCATTCTAAAAACAAAAGGATGGATAAGACTCAAGCTAATCACTCTGATGGTTCTTATCTCCATCAATTTGGTTGGTTGGATTCTTCTGACATTGGTGCTCTACCTCACAGTTGGAACTATGTACCTAGTGTCAGCCCAGATACTAACGTGGTTAAAGCTGTTCATTACAGCCTTGGTGGACCTTGGCTTAGCAATTATAGAGAGACTGAGTATGCCAAAGAATGGCTCAACGAAGTAGAACATTTAAATAGTATTAGAGGAAGATTTAAAATATGAGTTACACAATAGTTACATCCTTCAGTAAAGAAGGGTATGATAAGTATGCACAAGAAATGCTCAAGACTTTTAAAAAGTATTGGGATAAAGATATACAACTGGAAGCATGGTATCATGACTTTGAATTACCTAAGTCTGCACCTAAAGCTAAGAACATTACATACAAAAATTTAAATGATGATAAAGATATGCTTAGCTACAGAGAGAGGATGAGTAAGTATAGTAGTACTGCTACTAATAAAACTCCTTATGATTGGAAGAGAGATTGTATTAAGTGGTGTCATAAAGTATATGCTTTAACATCATCAGCTCGTAATCATTATGATGATACTAACTGGTTAATCTGGTTAGATGCTGACACAGTAACACACTCTCCTATTACTTTAAACTTTTTAAATAAGGTTTGTTCAGGCGATAAAGATATAGTACATCTAGGAAGAAATGATATAGACTATAGTGAAACTTCTTTCATAGGTATTAATTTAAAAAGTATGATGGGTAAAGAATTTCTTGAAGACTTCAGGGGATGTTATGATGCTGGAGAAACTATAGCTTATAGAGAATGGCATGATGGTTTTATATTTGATAGGCTTCTTATCGTACATAAAGCTCATGGTTTAATAGCAGATAACTTAACACCTAATGTAAAAGGTATTGATGCCTTCGGTCAGTCATTATTAAATGATGTTATGTATCATAATAAAGGCATGAAGAAAGATGACAATGCATTACCTCCTCGTTATAAATTTGTAGGAGATATGGTCGATCATTACAAACCTAAAACAATTATAGAGACAGGTACTAATACAGGAGCTCGTGCTCTTATGATGATTCATCATGCATTAAAACATACAGATGCAGTACATTATATTGGTTATGATTTATTTGAAGATACTACTCCTGAACTAAACCTTAAAGAGTTTAATAATAAACAAGCTTTCACCTTAAAGAAAGCAGAAAAGAAATTAAAAAGTTTAGCTCTTACATTAAAAGAAAAAGGAAAGACTCTTACTTATAAACTCTACAAGGGTGATGTTAAAGAAACTCTTAAAGAAAAAATTAATGCTGACTTTGTATTGATAGGTGGTGGCACATCTTATGATACTGTTCATCATACTTATGAAATGCTTAAACATAATCCTCAAGTTATCTTTGATGATTACTTTGGTAAAGATAAACGTGGTAAGAAACCTGATGATGAATACTGTGGTGTTAATCAAGTAGTAGAAAAAATTACTAAACCTAATTCTGTTTTGCGTAGTGGTGATCCTTGTTTAGGTACAGGTCTTATTGGTTTAGTTATAGTGTGTGATAAGAAAGAAAATATATTTCAACCAAAGGTTCCTATCGTAGTAACTCCTAAAGATAGTATGCCAAAGGAACATATACTTAATAATATTAAAGAGAACTTAAAGATACTGCCTAAGTGGATGAATCATAGTTGTGTAGCTAATGATGAAACTATTATTCTTGTATCAGCTGGACCTTCATTAGATATAGAGTTGATTAAGAAACAGATAAAAGAAAATCCTAAAGCTAAGGTAGTGTGTGTTAAACATTCTTATCCTATATTATTATCTCATGGTATTAAACCTTGGATATGTACCATACTAGACCCAAGACCAGTAACCGGATTGTCTACTCATGGTATAGTAAGAACAGATTTATTTAAAACAGTTGACCCTTCTACTTTATTCTTAGTAGCTGGTATGACAGATGTATCTGTAACTAATCTATTAAGAGAGAAGCACGCACAGATTATAGGATGGCACGCATATAGTGAGGCAGTAGCTCAAGGAGTTCCCGGTATGGATAAGTCTATAACATGGATTACTGGTGGTACTAATGCTGCTATGCGTAGTGTATCTATCATGCATACCCTAGGATTCAGAGACTTTAAACTACATGGCTTTGACTTTAGTTTAAAAGAAGAACCTAAACAACCAGAGAAACTAGATGATGAAGGTCAGAAAGCTTTTCTTAAAGTTAATGTAGATAACGAACACTTCTGGACGACAGGAGAATTATTGGCTGGTGCTCAAGACTTAGAGAAGTTCTTTGATACAAGACCTAAAGACATTACTCTTTCTATTTATGGTGAAGGATTAGGAGGAACTCTATGGAAAACTAATGGTAGTAAGAAGCTATCACCTAACTATAAGGATGTATTATATGGCTGATGTCCTTGATTTCACAGGTAAAACTATTAGTGTTGACAAAGAGACAGGAGATTTAACTCCAACTGGTAAGGTAGAAGCATTGGAAATGATACAGAAATGTGTTACTATGTTACAAGGAAAGATTGATTCCGGTGACATTGAAGGGCTCATAGTACTTATGTTTGATAAGGATAAGCCTACAATGGATTACTTTGCTGGTTCAATTAAAATGGTAGAGTTGTCATTTACTTTACAGACAATGATACATAAGATACATGCAGATTCTTTAACGACTATGGAGGAATACGAATAATGGAAGAAGTAGGAATGATACAACAAATTTGGGCAATGGCACCTGAGATAATAGCAACTGTTACATCTATAATAACTATAGCTAGTGTAATCATAGCTGGTACCAGAACACCTAATCCAGATTCAGTACTTGGTAAAATTTATAAAGTGCTTGAATGGTCTGCCTTAAATATAGGTAGAGCGAAACAAACAGGGAAGGAATAATCCTATGTGGAAGACACCAATAATGAGAGAAGTAGCAGTAGGTCTAGAGATTAACTGCTATGCATGTGCAGAAATCTAGTACATGTTTTCTTTTGTATCAGCTCTAGCTAATCTTATTACTAAAATCCTACCTTTCATATTAATGAGAAAAGCAGGAGCTGATGCAGCTGTTAAAAAAGGTTTATTAAAAATTGAAAAGCTTAAGAAAAAAAAGAATGAAGTTAAACAAGACGTTGCTCGTACTTCCATTAATGATGTTACTCGCAAGCTGCTTAACAGGTGGAAACGTAGTGACTGACTCATGTTCTTTGTTAGATCCTATATTAATACATGATGATGATAGACTAACCAATGGTACAGCAAGACAGATTTTAATACACAACGAATCATGGGAGGAACTATGCAAGTAGAATGTAAGTGTGGTAATCCAGAATGCACAGGAGAAGTGTGTCTTTGTGGTGAGAGTTGTGATTGTAAGACTGAAGTTAATAATCAACAGGAGTGGGCAGACGAATGGCTAAAGCAAAAGGACTCTATGCAAACATAAATGCTAGAAAGAAAAAAGGTATAAGTCGTACTAAGAAGAAGAGTACTATTAGTGCAAAGGCATATGCAAATATGAAGAAGGGATTCCCTAAACGTGGCAAGAGCTAAGAGCAACATGAAGGGAATGACTATTGGTAGTGGAGCAAAGAGACCTACCAAGAAAGGTGCTGGGCTATCAGCCAAGGGAGTTGCTAAGTATCGTAGGCAGAATCCGGGCAGTAAATTAAAGACTGCTGTTACTAAGAAGAATCCTACAGGTAAAGATGCAGCGAGAAGAAAGAGCTATTGTGCTCGATCAGCAGGGCAAATGAAGAAGTTCCCGAAGGCTGCTAAGAATCCTAACTCAAGATTGAGACAGGCACGCAAAAGATGGAGATGTTAATGACACATAAAGACCTTATAATTAATGCAGCAATCAAACACTTTGAATCTGAAAGAGATATGGCTGTAGCAAATGCTCAAATATATTTAGATAAACCTAGTGGTATAGGAGAACATAGTAATGTTGCTCAAGAATTTATAGCTCAAGTAAAAAAAGTAGCTGAATCACAAGAAGGTTTAGATATAGTGAAAGATTTCTTCGAAGAAGAATAAGAATCTATTTGCTGGATGTACAGTAAGCACACAAAAGAAGTCGTATTGTTAGGGTAGTATGGTATACCAAAGGTGCTCAAAGGGCACTCCTGCCTCACTATACAAGGTAAATATTTCTAAAAGGGAGAGAAAAGCATGAGAATAGGACAGGTAGCAGTATGGTTGCCAGTCGCACTAACTATTGTTGGTGCAAGTTATGGTATGATAAACTTTGTTAATAATCTTAGTGGTGTAACTACAACTACTGAAAGAGAACTAGCTATACTTAAAGAGAAAGTAAACTCTATTGATAGTAAGTAT